CTTGCAGGTCTTCGTCACGCACTTCATTTTTCAACTCAGCAACTTCACCAGCTTTGAACATGCGCTGGCCGTTTTCATCGGTTGCTTTGTTGACCAGTAGCTGCAAGGCGTATTGATTGGCATCGTCAGAGCCGGCTTGCTTTTGCGCCCTTTCACGCTCAGCCATTGTTAATGGCGTTGACCAGAACACAAACTCATCCCCATTGCTGAGGATAACGATGCGCTTAACCGGCGTGAGGTTTGCAGCTTTTTTGAGCCGATCAAGTGCGCGTGCGCTTGCACTGGAAGACATAAAAACTGTGGAACAGTAAACAGATACTACTCATAAAAAAACCCCCAGCGCAAGCTAGGGGCAAACAAACCAACAACAAGCGATCAGGTCTTAGCCAAGTCGAAAGTAGGAACAGCAGACGGACGGAATGCAACCTCAATGGATTGTGCGTCGTCTGGGTTTACCGAATAGCTGGCAGAAGTCAACACAGCCTCCATTTCAATTGAACGGCTAGCCGTCTCATCAACAGAGCCAGAGGAAACAACACGGTCGATATACAGCTTGAACTGCACACCAGTTTGAATCCGCTGAATCACGTCTTCTACCAAACGTGAACCGATGGTGGTGTCATCGTCTGTGGTGTAGACCGTTGCAGAGCCCTCACCATCCGCGAAACCGGTGATGTAGGTCTTAAACGGTGCGTTTTGGCCAAGGGTTTGGCCAATCGTGGTCACATCAATTTCATCGCGGGTGATTTCAAAAGACCACTCACGCACAGCGCCAACGGCCTGAAACTCAGCAAACTTGATGGTGAACGGCGTGGTGCCATCAGTGCCATCATCAGACAAAGCCAGTTCGGAACCGCCAGCCGTAGCAGAGAACGTGGCCACGCCAGTTGAAGCGGTGTAAGTCCTGATGAAAACATCAGTGCTGGCAGAAAGCCCACCGGGCAACGTGCCACCGGTGCCAGTGCCAAACGAAACCTTGTCGTTGACTTTGAAATTGCGGAATGCACCAACGACAATTTCATTGTCGGCGTTGGTGACGTTCGATGCGGTGAACGTGCTGTCAGTGCCCGCAGGCTTGTAATAAAGGGCGCCGGACGTACCGGACAACGTGGTGGCCATAGCGTGAGTACGGTAGTTGGCTTCGCTTATTGTACGAAGGCATTGAATGTTATGGCTAGTTCCGTCTGAAAAAAGGATTCAGGCGCAGCTGCCTCAACAATGGCTGGGCCATCGGCTGCATCAAAAATAATCTGACTCACCGTTTTGCGGTCAAACAGGTCTTTTAGGCGTTCAGCCAGGGTGAAGTTGTCCCCAGTGCCAACACCGATAGGGGTAAAAATGCCAAGAACAACAATGCCTGACTGGAGGTTGCTGCCTGTGGTTGGCCCAAGCAAGGTCGCATAATTGTTGGCCCCAAACCGGATTTGCACCTTGATCCAAGTCGAGTTGTTTGGTGGGACAAAAGGCACATTTTCAAAGCTCACCTGATATGCAGGTGATTCCGCCATCTCTGTTGCGATCCGTGCCTCAATCGCTTGCCTGATGTCGTTATACGTACTGCTCATGGCTTGCTAACAATCCTGTTCCACATGCTAGGGATAGCGTTCTGCACGTCTTTCCCGGCCAGCAAAGTAGGCCAGCCTTCTGGCAACCCAAACCGTGACCTGAACTGGTTTCTCCAAGACGGTGGCTTGTTTATGCCATAGGTGATCACCTCGGCATAGTTCTGCGTATTGTTTACAACCCTGGCTGTCAGGCCTTTGTCCACATAGACAGGCGGCTGCCAATTTGATTTGAACGTGCCGCCGTTGACTTTGCCAGTCGGGCTTAACTCTTCAAGGCGGTTCCGCAGCATGACGCCTGATTCCTTTACAAGCTCCTCAACTTTTTCCCCGCAATAGCCGCTGATTTGCGAAATCCGGATTTGACGGTAAGCCATCAGCCCCTCAGGATTAGTTCATGAGTGATTGCGGTGTTGTCCTGCTCAACCGTGTTCACAGAAATAATTTGATACACAACAGAGCTGATAACGACTCTGTCTTTTGTTCCAGGAGCTGTTGCCAGCTGTTCAGCCGAAACGGTTAAGCGCTTATCTTCCGCTTGTATCAGGCCATTAGCCTCAGACTTGCTCACAGCCTCAATAACGCCCTTCACGTTGGTGTCGCTTACTGTTTCGCCACTCAGGCCCGTGGTTGTGTTGTACGTCCCGCTTGTGACATAGCGGATCGTCACATCAGAACCAAGCGCCTTGAGGATGTTGGTTGCAGCTTTGCCCAGCGAGTCAGCAAGTGCCATCAGACGCGATAGGCAAGGCAAGCGCCGCTGGAAAGGGTGATGCTTGTGACGATGCCCGACAGTTTGGTGTCAGCCACAAAAGTTTCGCCAGCCAAGCTGTTCCCTGTGGCGTTCTGCACAGTGATCGCACTAATGACCGTGTCCTCCTTGAAATAAATCAAGCAAAAACGCCCAGTGTGCTCAGCAGTGTCAGAAATAAACTCAAAGCCGCCTTTCAGGTCGTACATGGTCAGCTCCGTTTGATGGCGATGTTGCCTGGTCCGCTAATTCTAAGACCCGTCAAGTACCTTTCAAACATTGGAGGCACATGATCGGCACCAACTGCACCAGCCTTGTCCGGTGTAACGCTAATGCCGCCGATTGAAACACTCTTGAAATCGTTCAAACCGCTGAGGCTGATGCCATCTGTGTTGTTGTGCAAGTACACAGCAAGCTCAATCTGTGCCCGTTTGATTTGGTCTGGGATTTCCTCGTCAGTAAAATAATCCTCAGAAATGCGGAAAGGAAAGCCAGTGGCGTACGTATTGACGTAGGTATCGGGCTTTCGCACGCCAGTACGCGGCCATTGCAGTGATTGCGTATCTGTTGCGCGTGCGCCAATAAACCTTTCACGGTCAAGGCGTTGTGTGGCAGCAGCTAAAGCCCTATTGCGTGTGTCGTCAGTGCCGGTGCCCCACTTGCTGACATCCGTGCTGCTGATCATTGCCTCTACGTAGGCGTCAGCTTGGGCCAGGGTTATGTAACTGTTGGCGTTTGCGCCGCCCGCTGTTGCGTCGATTGTTACTGCCATCGGGCGTCACAGGAGAAGTCTGTTTGGTCGGCTTGTTGGGGGCGGAGGCTGCCGCTTGTGCAGCAGCCTCACGCTCCTTCATCCGCCTAAAGGCGAAAAGACCCATCAGGAGCTAGCGCCCTTGAGAGCCACAAAGTTGACAACGATTGCCTCACCAAGGGAACCGGCGGACACGTTTGCAACCGTGATCTTGAAAGAACCGGCAGCAATGCTGTTCGCCTGCACAAGGTAAGAACCAGCGGTTCCAGCGGAAGCGTGGTTACAGACCACCACGTCAGTGGCAGCGATCTTGTCGTTGTTAACAGTGAAAGAAACCTCAGCGGCTGCTGCAAGCGCAGCATCGTCAAGGGTAATTTGGCCGGACTCAGCATTAAGAGTCACGGCAGTCGCCTTGCTGGTGGCCTGGGTGACAGTGCCGCCAGTAGCGGGGCCGACAAGGTTGCCGGCGGTTGCCTCAAAAATGGATGCCATGGTTAGTTACCTCCGTCAGTCAAGTGCGCTGGTGGTGGTAATCCGCACGATTCCAATGTTGTTGGTTTCGTACACCTTGGTCCAGTTGCCCACGGTTTCCAGTTGTGCCCGCGTGGGGTTGGAAACAGATGTGGAGAACGATGAACCAATCGGGTGGTACACGTAGTGCAGATCAATCGACATGGCATCACTCTTGGCAAGGATGTCACGGTCGGTTTCTGTCTGGAGCCCCAGCTGCTCACCGGAGCCAACGGCACCCTGAGTGAACATGTAGCTCGCGTATTCAGTGCTGGCACCAGAACCAGCGGTCTGCACATCAGCAGACACGATTACGCGCATTCCCATGAAAGTGGGAACAGCAACCGGACCAAAGGCGTTAGCCAAGGAACCTTGAGCTGCGGCGGTGTCAGGCTGGCCTGCATCGTCGTAGATCATGTCAAGGGCACGGCGCTCCTTGAGGTCGTAGTACACCTTGGGGTGAACAACGATGGCAGCCAGCTTGTCGCCTTGGTCACCCAACAGGGATTGACCTTCAACGATTTGACGGGCAGTCAGTTGAGTTGGGGTGTCACCAGAAGCACCATCAACAGCCAGTGCCGCAAAAGATGCAGAGCTGGTGTCGCCAACAGCGCCAAAGATGCCAGCCAGGCAGGACAGCAGGTCCTTCTGGCGTTGGTTGGCAATGTAGTCAGCAATCTTGTTGCCGATGGCAGCCATCGGGTCAGAACCGGCAGCCAGGGCAGCCAGGTCCCGTGACTCAAAAGCGCGACCACGGTGCAGGACAGCAGCTACCTGCTTATCTGCGCTGATCTTGCCTGGGGTTAGGGAAGAGCTATCCGTCAGACGCTCAAAATCGCCTGACAGATTGGCCTTGTAGAAAGGCACTTGGACAAAGTCACCACCATCCTCGGCAGCATTTAGCTCAGCCATTGGTTGCACCACACCGCTAGCCAGGAAGGCATCACGCTGGG